ATCTATACCTGCGGCCGTACTAACAATCGCCGATTATCAATATAAATCAGCCTTTGTGGCAGACCATGAGATAAATATGGTTGCGTGCCTGACACAAATCATGGCAGAATGTAAATTTAAGTAGAGGATGAAATGGCAAGAAGAACACTTTTTAGAACTTTGATAGTAAAGTTGAGAATGTGGTATGCTGATATAAGAGGTCATCATGGTAAGAGATGGGATTATGAACCAGGCGATTACTACATGGGCTCTCATAAAGGTCACAGAAAACACGAAAAAAGACACTAACAATGAGCCGCTTTAGCTCAGTTGGTAGAGCAACTGATTTGTAATCAGTAGGTCCGCGGTTCAAATCCGTGAAGCGGCACCAGAAAGTATATTATGATTGAATATAAATTGAGTGATTATTTAAATGCAATTAACTGGACAAAAGTTAATTTACTTGACGGAGATGATCTGACATGGGAAAAAAAATATCCACCATACGTGATTAATCGTTGCCTGTCGCAACATGTGGACTCTATTATGATGGCAAACGAGATGAATTTTCATCATAGCCTAACCAAACGTCTTCAGTTCCAGTTTCTACTAAATAGTATTCGTAAAAGAAAACGATTTGGTGGTAAGTGGGCAACTACTTCAAAATCAAAAAATTTAGAGTATGTAAAAGAATATTATGGATATAGCAACGCAAAAGCAAAAACAGCCTTAGACATACTAGATAAAAAACAATTAGACTTTATCAAAGAGAAGTTAGATAAAGGTGGGAGAAAAAAATGAGTGAAGAAAGTTTTAATTGGTCACCTGAGCAGATGTTAGAGGTTACTCTAAAACAACCAGATGATTTTTTGAAGATTAGGGAAACCTTGTCCCGAATAGGTGTTGCAAGTCGTAAAGACAAAACATTATTTCAGTCTTGTCACATACTACACAAACAAGGAAAATATTACATAGTACATTTTAAAGAGTTGTTTGCCTTAGATGGTAAGAAAGCAACTTTGGTTGAAAATGATGTACAAAGAAGAAACACAATATCAGTTTTATTACAAGATTGGAATTTATTGACAATTGTAAATCCAAAAGCTGCTGAGAATAAAGCACCTTTATCACAAATCAAAATTATTGCTTTCAAAGAAAAGAACGAATGGGACTTGCAAGCAAAATATAATATTGGTAAAAAACAAACTACTGAAGAATCAAAAACTGAATAGGAGTATATTATGATTAGATTATACAGACTCTCATCTGGAGAGGACGTAATAGGCACGCCACAAGAAAGCGATAGAGCAGATCATGTGGCAATAAAGAAACCTTTTGTATTGATACCAATGCAAGGACAACCAGGCAAACCTATGCAAATAGGATTTCATCCATACATACCATACACAAAGGATGAAGTTATACATATCAAAGAGTCAAATATAATTACTGACACTACACCAGACGATAATATGATTGGTGCATATCAACAAAACACAGGTCAGATAGTTACACCTAAAAGTAAAATTATCACATAGTTGACTTTTTTAAGTCTTTATGTTATAATATTATATGAATTTAGCAAGTAGTTTTTACACAAATGTTGTAGAGCATAAAGGTAAACTTCTTATTAGAGGTGTTAATAATGGCCAATCATATTTGAGTAGAATCAACTATAGTCCCAAACTATATCTACCTACAAAAGAACAATCTCAATTTAACACACTAGATGGTATAAATTTAAAATCTAAAAGATTTGATTCTATATCAAAGGCAAAAAATTTCTATAACGAGTACAACGGTATACCTGAATATAAAATCTATGGTATGAATCGATATAATTATCAATATATCGCTGACGAATATAAAGGTGAGATGAGATGGAATAAAGATTACATAAAGATATTCACACTTGATATTGAAACCGAGTGTGAGAACGGCTTTCCCGATCCTGATACTGCAAAAGAAACGGTTATCTGTATCACAGTAAAAAATCATACTAATAAACAGATATTAACATGGGGTACAGGTGATTTTATTTCTAAAAAATCTAATGTAACTTACATAAAATGTCAAAATGAAAAACATCTATTATTAGAGTTTCTTAAATTTTGGTGCAAAAATCATCCCGATATTGTAACAGGTTGGAATGTAAAATTTTTTGATATACCGTATCTTATGAATCGAATGAGATTTTTGTTTGATAATGATACAATTAATAAAATGTCACCATGGAATTATGTCAATGCTGACCGTGTGCAAATGGGAAACAAAAATTCACAGTTTTGGAATATACTTGGTGTTTCAGTATTAGATTATTTTGATTTGTACAGAAAATTTACTTATGTAAGACAAGAGAGTTATAAACTAAATTACATTGCTAAGGTAGAACTAGGCGAACAAAAGTTAGATAATCCATATGAAACGTTTAAAGATTTTTATACAAAAGATTATCAAAGATTTGTAGAATATAATATACAAGACGTAGAACTTGTTGATAGACTTGAAGATAAGATGAAGTTAATTGAACTTTGCTTAACTATGGCCTATGACTATAAAGTAAATTATACAGATGTATATTCACAAGTAAGATGTTGGGATACACTAATCTATAATCACTTATTAGAAAAAAATATTATTATACCACCAAGAGAAGATCAAATAAAAGATTCACAATACGAAGGTGCATATGTAAAAGATCCACAGCTAGGATTACATAACTGGATTGTTTCGTTTGACCTTAACTCACTTTATCCACATTTGATTATGCAATACAATATAAGTCCTGAAACGTTTGTTGGTGTTGAACCAAAGGCGGTTGGTGTTGAAAATTTTTTAGAAGAAAAATTAAATCTTAAATGGGCAAAAGATCGTAACGTAACTATCGCACCAAATGGTGCAATGTTTAAAAGAGATAAACAAGGGTTCTTACCTGAGCTAATGGAGAAAATGTATACCGAACGTGTAGTATATAAGAAAAAGGCAATTGAAGCCAAGAAAGAATTTCAAAAGACAAAAGATCCTATCTATCAAAACGAAATTAGTAGATGTCATAATATACAAATGGCAAAAAAGATTGCTCTTAACTCTGCTTACGGTGCAATTGGTAATCAATACTTTAGATACTTTGATGTAAAACAGGCAGAGGCAATTACTCTAGGTGGTCAGTTATCTATTCGTTGGGTAGAACGTGATGTAAATAGATTTATGAATAAAATATTACAAACTAATAACATAAATTATGTTGTTGCGTCTGATACAGATTCAATTTATTTAAGATTAGATAAACTAGTAGAAAAAGTATGTAAAAATAAATCGGTAAATCAAATTGTAGATTTTATTGATAAAGCAGCTGAAGAAAAAATACAAAAAGTAATTGATGATAGTTTCAGCAATCTTGCTAAATATGTAAATGCTTATCAACAGAAAATGATTATGAAACGAGAAGCAATCGCTAATAAAGGTATATGGGTTGCTAAAAAAAGATATATGATGAATGTATTTGATGAAGAAGGCATTAGATTTGATGTACCTAAACTAAAAATTATGGGTGTTGAAGCAGTAAAATCATCTACACCTGAAGTATGTAGAGGTAAGATTAAGGAAGGTATTCGTGTTATAATGAATGAAAATGAAGACGCACTAATTAAGTTTGTAAGTGAGTTTAAAGAAGTATTTAAAACACTATCACCAGAAGAAGTTGCTTTTCCTAGGTCTTGTAATAATTTAGATAAGTATATAAATTCATCACAAATTTATAGTAAAGGATCACCTATTCATGTAAAAGGTTCTTTGATATATAATTACAATATACGTAAACACAAACTTGAAAGAAAATATCCTTTAATTAAAAATGGCGATAAAATTAAATTCCTAATGTTAAAGCAACCAAACACAGTTAAAGATACAGTTATTTCTTTTGCTACAAAAATACCACATGAATTTGAATTACATAAGTATGTTGATTATGATATGCAATTTGAAAAAACATTTACTGATCCTTTAAGATTTATTTTAGAATCTATTGGTTGGAAACTTGAACGAGAAGCAACACTAGAGGCATTTTTCGGATGATAGCTTCATTGATACTTTTATACTTAACTGTTTTTATATGCTTTCAATGGGGTCAAAGAATTGCTATGACAAGAATACGAACAGAAGCATTTTTAATTTTAATATTATTATTATGGATACTAATAAAATCATTAACGCAGACAGCTTAGAACACTTAAAAACTTTAGATGATAATGTTTTTGATTCGTGTGTTACAGACCCACCATATCATTTACAATCTATTGCAAAAAGATTTACAAATAGTACACAAGCTAAATATGGCAAAGATGGTTCTTTTCAAAGACTATCAAAAGGCTTTATGGGTAAAGAATGGGATGGTGGCGATATTGCGTTTAGAAAAGAACTTTGGGAACAAGTTTATAGAACTTTAAAACCAGGATGTGTTCTTTTAGCATTTTCTGCTACAAGAAATTATCACAGAATGGCCGTCGCTATTGAAGACGCTGGGTTTGAAATCTTTGATATGATTAACTGGATATATGGTAGTGGTTTTCCTAAAAGAAAAAATCTTTTAAAACCTGCTCATGAGCCTATTGTTATGGCAAGAAAAGGTGTAAACAAAGATTTAAATTTAGATGAGTGTAGAGTACCTTTAAATGAAAATGATAATATTACTAATTGGGTAGGTAATAGAAAGAAAAAAACAATGATGGACAAAAACATTTATAATTTAGGTATTAAAGAAATAACATCTAAACAAAATGATAAAGGTAGATGGCCTGCTAATATTATACATGATGGATTAGATGAAGAATGGGCAAGATATTTTTATTGTGTTAAAGCAAGTAAAAAAGAAAAAGGAGATACTGAACATCCTACAGTAAAACCTTTAGAGTTAATGAAATACCTAGTCAGACTAGCTACACCAAAAAATGGTTTAGTATTGGATCCATTTGCAGGTACAGGTACAACTGGCGAGGCTGCTTTACTAGAAGGTCGTAATTATTATATGATAGAAAAAACCAAAGAATATATAAAAGACATAGAAAATAGAGTAAATAAATCAGTATTACCGTGTTAGAATTGACTTTATCAATATTTTATGTTATAATGATATACGTTTTTATAATATGGTTATTAGTGAAATGGAACAATGAGTGATTATTTAAATAAGTATAATGGCAAACTGCCTATAATGGATAAACAAACGTTTGAACGTGTTACAAACGATATAGGCAAAGAACAGTTTAGATTAGATTTAGCAGATTATATTGCTAAACATAGACCAGAGTTTCCTTTAAAAGAAATATCTTATGAAGTAATGCGTCAGGCATTTAAAGGTTTACAAAAACAAGATGTATGGCAATATGTAAAACCATTAGAACAGTTAGAAAAAAATGTAAAAGAAAAATATGATGATTACAAGTATAACTTTAAAGAATATGGTTTAGGTATTATAGACGCACCATCTATTTACAATGATGTATCAAATTATTTTCATCAATCTTTAAGATTAAATTGCTCAAGTTATAGTTTTAAATCACCATTAGACGTATGGTATAATGGTACAGCAAAAGATATATGGCGATGTCTTGGCCCCATCTGGCGTGGAATCAATGGTATGAAACCAATAATGGTAGATGGCAAAGAAGAATTAAGAGGTGGCCGTTTAGATGATAAAAGTTATGTATCTGCTTTTAGATTACAAACTTATATTGCTACACAGTTTAAACCTAATGTTGCTAAAACAATATATCAAATGACTAATGCTAAAAAAGTATTAGATACTTCTTGTGGTTGGGGTGATAGACTTGCTGGTTTCTTTGCCAGTGATGCTGAAGAA